CCTTTGGGATTTCCCAAGGACTCCTTTCGCATCTCGATAAGATTTTTCCAGACACACTACCAACCCACAGTATTACTGTAGAGGAACTTCGGTTCTTGCAAGGTCAGCGTAGAGTCATAGAGAAACTCAAAGAGCTTTCAGAAGAAGACTTTAATTATGAGGAGTAAACCAACGAATGTGTTTATTCGGTAGTTCAGAACCTAAACCTGCACCAACCCCACCTGCACCTGCTAGGGCACCTGCTAGTTTAGACTTATCAGACATGGAACAAACACCTTCAGCAATGCGGAAACGTAGAGCTAAAGGCAAACGTGGTATCCGTAACAAAACATCTAGTACAGGTATGAACATGGGCGGCTCAAGCGCACCAAGTTTGAATATACCCAGTAATAACAAAAGTGGTTACTAAGTAAATCACAGGTAAGTCAATATGATGGAATTACTTCCTCAGACACCAGAGATGGTTGTAGATGATTGGGATTACTTCACCAAGGCTGTCACAGCTACGGCAGTAAAAACCCAAGAATCATTTACACCAGATCAAGTTTACCTAGCTTTGTTAAACAATGATGTAACAGTCTTTCATGTAACAGACAGCAACACAAAACGAGGGCTTTTAGTCCTCACAGATCATGTTGATATGTACACGGGTAAAACTGTACTTCATGTTGATATGCTCTATTTAAGCGGTTCACGTCTAATACATAAAATGTATGACTTATTGAGTGTTGTTATTGATGAACACGGGTTTGACCAAATACAATTTAGAAGCCCACGCAAAGGTTGGCTTAAATATTTAAACAACTCTGGATTTAAAGAGAGTTCAGTATATACAAAGGAGATTCATCATGGGTGGAAGTAGTGGAGGAGGCGGTGGTGGCGGTGGCGGCGGTGGTGGTGGCGGTGATAATAAGCCAGCAAAGAAGAAAAAAGCTGTAGCAAAAACACCAGTCAGGGCTAGAAATAATAAACAAAAAGCTAAAAAAGCTGTAGCTAAAAAAGCTGTAGCACCAGTTCAAGGAAGCCCCCATGAACGGAATCGTGATCGACCAGCTACACCTATAAAATCTACAGCTAAAACCACACCTATAAAAGTAAGTAAGGTTAAAGCTGTAGCTAGACCAGCACCAGTTAAAGCTAAACCAGTGAAAGCTGTAGCACCAAGCCCTAATGAACAAGGTCAAAAGCCAATAGCTAAACCAGCACCAGTGAAAGCTGTAGCTAAACCAGCACCAGTGAAAGCTGTAGCTAAACCAGCACCAGTGAAAGCTGTAGCACCAAGCCCTAATGAACAAGGTCAAAAGCCAGTGACTAGGGTTACTGTACCTGTAAACCGCAACAAACCAGCGAAAGCGGTTAAGCCCTTTGACACTGCGGGTTATAACACTAGAGCTGCAGCTAACAAAAAAACAAACATTCCTATTTTATCAACCATAATTAAAGATAAATATCGCAATGATGGGGTAAGTTACAACCAAGCTTACTGGGCAACTAGAAAAGCTAGTGGTGCAACTCAGGCCGAAATGAAGGCCGAGCAAGACAGCATAGGCATGAAAAAATCTTATAGTGGTGATCGTGTGCCGACCAGATTCCCCAACACTGGCCCACCATCTCAAGGTTTTAAAGAGGGTACAGCATCTGTTACTACTACTGCACCCAAAAATAAAATCGCTGTAACTGTTGGTGAATCTAGTGGTGGTAGTGGTGGTTCAAACCAAGATACAGCTTTGGCTGGTGGTGCTGCTGCTACTGCAACAAACCAACCAGATAATCTTAAAAACATGTTAGCTATTAAAAAGAACGCTCAACGTCAAGGTAAGCGAAAGCTTCGTCAAAAACGTAATACAAGTGTTGGCTTTGGTAATGGCGGTGTGGGATTAAATATTACAACTTAATAAAAGAGAAAATTTAGCTATGCTACCGACAACAACAGGAGCAGTAGCTAAACGCTATACACATCTTGAAAGTGACCGAACCTCGTTCTTAGATAGAGCAAGAGAAGTTGCTAAACTTACCATACCAACCTTGATGCCCCCAGAAGGTCATTCGGGTTCTTCTGTATACGCTACGCCATATCAATCTATTGGTGCTAGAGGTGTTAATAATCTAGCATCTAAGCTGTTAATGACACTTCTTCCCCCTAACTCCCCCTTCTTCCGTTTAACAATGGACGACTTTGATTTGCAGAGTCTTGCAGGGGATGATGCTAGGGGTAAGGTAGAGGAGGCATTAGCTCGTATTGAACGAGCAGCTATGCAAGAAGTAGAAGCTACGGCTGTTCGTGTCCCTGTTTTTGAGGCACTTAAGCAGCTTATAACTTCAGGTAATGTGTTAATTCACATGCCCAAGGATGGTGGAGTTCGTGTATTCCGTTTAGATAGATACGTATGTCAGCGTGACGCTATGGGTAATGTATTAGAGGTTATTACTAAAGAAACAGTAAGCCCCTTGATGCTCCCTGAAGCAGTCCAAGAACTACTAACAAAACCTTCAGAAGAGTCACAGCTTAAATCTATTGACCTATATACCAAAGTTTGCCGTGTAAACAAAAAATGGGAAGTGTATCAAGAAGTCGAGGGACAGATAATCCCTGACTCACGGGGTTCCTTTCCCTTAGATCAGTCACCCTTTATGGCATTACGCATGGTTCGCATTGATGGGGAGTCTTATGGTCGTGGTTATGTCGAAGAGTTTATAGGTGATTTAAGTTCACTTGAAACTCTGACCAAAGCTATTGTTCAGGGTGCAGCAGCCGCAGCTAAAGTCTTATTCCTAGTGAAGCCCAACGGTTCCACGAAGCAGAAAGTATTAGCTCAAACACCCAACGGTGGTATCGCTACAGGTGACGCTAATGATGTGTCTGTCTTACAGCTAGAAAAGTACAGTGACTTCCGTGTTGCTCAAGACACAGCAAGAGAGATTACAGAACGATTAGCATATTCGTTTCTTATGAACTCCGCAGTCCAGCGTAAAGCTGAACGTGTAACTGCTGAAGAAGTTAGATACATGGCTCAAGAGCTTGAGTCAGCTTTAGGTGGGGTTTACTCCATTCTTTCCCAAGAGTTCCAATACCCAATGGTCAAGTTGTTACTTGCCAGAATGGAAAAGAGTGGAAAGATGCCTAAGTTCCCTAAAGACACTTTGAAGCCTCAGATCGTAACTGGCATGGAAGCATTAGGGCGTGGTCAAGACTTAAACAAGCTATCACAATTACTTCAAATGCTACAGCCATTAGGCCCAGAGATACTACAGAGAGAACTAAACATTGACGATTATATCGACAGGCTTGGTGCATCTTTAGGTATTGATACAAGTGGCTTAATTAGGTCAGCAGAGCAGAAGGAGCAAGAAGCACAGGCTGAACAACAGATGATGCAGCAACAACAGATGATGCAAATGGCTGAGAAAGCTACAGGCCCAGTAGCACAAGGGTTAATGAAGCAACAGCAGGAACAGCAGCCACAGCAATAAATAATAACTACCTTTAATTGGAGACAGATAATAATGGTAGATGCAGTAAACACATTTGAAGAACCCGTTGAGGATGGTCAGCATACAGAAAATATGCTTAAAAAAGCTGAAGGTATTGATAACCCTGACGTATCAGACCGTCCTGAATGGCTCCCTGAGAAATTTAACACTGTTGAAGACATGGCTACTGCCTATCAAAGTCTTGAACAAAAGTTAGGTTCTAACGAGGAAGTAACTGAAGAAAGCGGTTTAGATGAGATTGCCGATGAACTAGAGGAAAGGGGTGTTGATTTTGACGCACTATCCAACGAGTTTGCAGAACAAGGTGGTCTAACTGAAGAATCATATGAAGCGTTACTAAAAGCAGGTATTCCACGCACTATGGTTGACCAATTTATCGAAGGTCAAAATGCAGTGGCAGGTCAGCTTCAACAACAAGCCTTTGAACAGGTTGGAGGTCAACAAGCATATGAAGATATGGTTTCGTGGGCTTCTGAAAGTTTAAATGAAGCTTCTATAGATGCGTTTAACAATGCAATGAATAGCGGCAACATAGAGACAGCAAATCTAGCAATACAGGGTCTGCAAGCACAGTACCGTTCTGTTAACGGCAATGAACCATCATTGGTCATGGGCGAGACTAAATCCGTAACAGGTGGGGTCTTTAACTCTGCCGCCCAGTTGACGCAAGCAATGCGCGACCCAAGGTACAGTTCTGACTCTGCATATCGACAGGAAGTAGCTTTGAAATTATCACGAAGCAACGTCCTTTAGATTCTCTGTCTCCGCAGTAATATTCCCACCAAGCTATTGCAGCCTCTGGTGGGTTTTTTTCGTTTAACGAAGCAACAACTTTATTCTAAGTATCTATCGACCTTCTGCGGAAGACAATCTTTAAGGGAAAGGAAGTAAGAGTCTGCTGAGTAGAACAACTCTCAACAACTTAATACTTTTTTTAAATAGGTACATATACAATGGCATTTCCAACAGACCAAACAACATCACGATTAGGTCAAATGAACGCGACAGGTGATGATCGTTCCCTCTTTCTCAAACTATATGCTGGTGAAGTTCTTACCGCATACGAGGAAAAGAACGTCTTCATGCCGCTACACCGCACTCGTACTATTTCCAATGGTAAGTCTGCATCATTCCCATTAACTGGCACTGGTTCTGCAAAGTACCACACGGCTGGTACATTAATCCAAGCTGATGCAATCAAACACGGTGAGCGTATTGTTACCGTTGATGATTTGTTAATCAGCACACAATTTATTGCCAAGATTGACGAAGCAATGAACCA